TGTGGAGGTAGTTCCGATCTGTTTTTTTTGATCCTGAGCATTAGTGCATCAGCATCAGCACATGCCATTCCTGAATATAGTAGTAATTCAAACATGGGATGAACGCTCCGTTCCGCGACTTACTTGCGTCCCCGAAGGGATGAACGTATAAGTTGTAGCATACGCTACACACCTGTATTTATAAGAGATTACTCTTTTTTGGAAGTGCCTGGCGATACATTACGCATTGCTTTCTTCTTCTCGTTTGCCCAGAGCATCTCGGCAAAAGGATTACCGAATTGCTCTGTCTTGTCTAGTATACCATCAAAGAGAGAATCCTGCAAATGATTCTGCGGTGATGTCTTGTTTGATTCCTCCGACGACATAGGATTCGATCTCCGTTTCTTGTGGTGCATTCTGCTGACCCTTGGAGTTGAGCCAGTGCTCAGTCCAGGGCAGAGGATTATTCTTGGCAGGCACATCGTAGATGGGTTTCAGACCAATCGCTTTCATGCGACGGTTTGCAATCCACTCAACATAGTTACCTAGCAGACGATCGTTGAGACCAATCATACTACCATCCTTGAAGAGGTAGTCTGCCCAACGCTTCTCTTCATCGACAGTCCTTTTAAACATGTCGATTACATATCCTTCTTCCTCTCTTGCAATTGTTTCCATTTCTGGATCGTCTCCGTCTCGCCATTTGTTGAGGATATTCTGCGTGATAACCAGATGTTGATTCTCATCTCTAGCGATAAGAGAGAGTATCTTAGCTGAGCCCTCCATAAGTTTATTCTCGCCAAAAGCAAACGAGCACGCGAAGGAAACGTAGAAACGAATGCCCTCAAGGATGTTAACATTAGCAATTGCCCGATAGAGTTTACGTTTCAACTCAAGACGGTCATACTGGCCAGCATAGTGACCTTCCCTTGCGAGCTCCCACATCGTAGATGAATCATAGTTGTGAGCGTGCTCAATGAATTCATCATAAGATTGTGTGACAGATGATGCTCTGTCTAGAATCTTCTCGTCATCCAGGATAGTGTCAAACACTTCACTAGGATCAGGATATACATTCTTGATGATATGGGTGTAGGAGCGACTGTGAATCATCTCCATAAACTCCCACACAGTCATACATGCTTCTAGCTCAGGGAGTGAGCAGTAAGGGATAAAAGCCATCCCAGGACCACGCCCTTGTACAGAATCCAGCATGATCTGGTATTTAAGATTGGAAGTAAAGATGTGCTTCTGATGCGGTGTAAGCTTTCCATAGTCAGCTCTATCTTTTTGCAGAGAGACCTCTTCAGGTCTCCAGAAGTATCCAAGTTGTTGTTGCGTCAGTCTGTCGAAGACGGGATACTTGTATGAATCATACCTCTGGACTCCCAGAGGAGCACCAAAAAACATAGGTTGTTTCTTGGTGTCTACTTTTTTGCTATTAAAAACCGTCATTCCTTTTACTTCAGACCTTGCAACTGTCACAGTCTTCCTCCTCCGATTGTAGTATGTCTTCGATTAGTTTGTCAACGTCACCTGCATCCTCAATGGGAGCATCTTTCTTAGCATCATATGTGTTTTGATAATAGGATGTTTTCCAACCAAACTTGTAAGTGGTAAGAAGATCCGTTGCCATAACAGAAACAGGCACTTGATTGTCAGGATACATTTCTGGATTGTAACTCCAGTTGCCACTGATTGCCTGGTCAAAGAATTTCTGCATCACTGCTGTAACTTTGATGTATCCTTCATTAGAAGGCATGTCCCAAAGCAGTGTGTAGTTATTCTTCAACGTGTTATAAGACGGGACAATCTGCTTAAGAGGTCCTTTCTTCGACTTCTTAATGGACAGGTAGTCGCGAGGAGGCTCGATTCCATTGGTTGCGTTTGACACAACGGAACTGCTCTCTGAAGGCATTTGTGCGGACAAAGTGCTGTGTCGCAACCCATACTGCTTGATTCTGTCTCTAAGAAACTCCCAATCACATGAAAGGTCATTCGGTACAATCTCGTCTACGTCACTCTTATATGTATCGATGGGAAGAATTCCATCTGAATACTTCGTCTGATTAAAATAACCACAAGCACCCTTCTCCATTGCCATGGCATTAGATGCCATCAGCAGCTGATATTGGAAACGCTCAGTCAGTTTATGGACTAGATCCCATGCCTTAGGAGAGTCATAACGTGCCTCATTCTTGGCAAGGTAATGTGCCAGTCCAATGAAACCAATGCCCAGAGAGCGACGGTTGAGGGTGGACTTCTCTGCTGCCTTGACAGGGTAGTCCTGATAATCAATCAGGGCATCCAGACCCCTTACAGCGAGCTCACACAACTCATCCAACTCATCCAGGTTTCTCAGTTTGCCCACGTTGATAGCAGACAGAATGCATAGAGCAATCTCACCACCACCATCGATGTGCTGAATAGGATTTGTAGGCAGGGTGATCTCCTGACACAGGTTAGACATATTCACCTTATCCTTGAAGGATGAGTGTGAATTGCAATGGTCGATATTCATAATGTAGATACGACCAGTCTCTGCTCTCTCCTTCAGGAGATCTAGAATCAATTCCTGAGCGCCAATACTGGTCTTAGGGATGGTCTCATCTGCCTCGTATTGGGTGTAAAGACTATCAAAGCTGTCAGTACCAAAGGCATCGTATAGACCAGGAACATCGTGAGGAGAAAACAGGGTGATACTCTCATTTTTGATAAACCGCTCATAAAACAGTTTACTAAGTTGAATAGAATAGTCAAGTTTACGGACACGATTATCCTCAGTCCCTTTATTATTCTTAAGAACTAGAATGTCTTCGATTTCTTGGTGCCAGATTGGGAAGTGGACAGTCGCTGATCCACCTCGGATGCCATTTTGAGTGCAGCATCTGACAGTTGCTTCAAACTTTTTGAGGAAAGGGACAACGCCTGTGTGCGCCACTTCTCCGCCTCGGATCTTACTGTTGATGCCACGGATTCTGCCTGCGTTGATACCGATTCCCGCCCTTTGTGCAACGTATTGGCCAATTGCCATATCAGAGCTAAAGATAGAATCGAGGGTGTCATCAATATCAACAAGCACACAGCTAGCAAATTGTCGAAGTGGAGTTCGCACTCCTGCCATGACAGGTGTGGGAATGTTGATTTTGTGTTTGCTGATTGCGTCGTAGTATTTTCTGACATAATCTACACGATAGAAGGGATCATCATCCTGAAACAGCGTTGCTGCGATCATCATGTACATATACTGAGGTGTCTCATAGATCTCCCCAGTGCTGCGGTCTTGCACTAGATACTTGTCGCACACCTGACGCATACCTGCGTAGGTGAAAAGCATGTCCCGCTCATGATCGATGTAACTATTTAACTTTTCCCACTCCTCATCGCTGTATTTGGTTACAATACCAGCATCATACACACCCTTCTCAACGCATCGCTCAACGTGCTCTTTGAGTGCAGGGTGTCCATCAGGGTGACCATTGTATACTGCCTTCCTAAGACTAAACAGCAGCAGACGAGCAGCGACAAACTGATAGTTAGGTGCCTCCAGAGAGATCAGATCGTTAGCCGATCGAATAAGAATCTCTTGGATGTCCTTGGTCTCGATGCCATCAAACAATTGAAGACCAGCATTCATCTCTACCTGGGACTCAGAGACACCTGCAAGACCTTTACAAGCGTGCTCCACCATGATGTGAATCTTTTCCAAGTTAAGAGACTCACTGATGCCCCCTCTCTTAACAACTTTAATGCCGTTACTCATACTCGCTTCCATTCGGTAAATTTTACTTTTGCTTCTAGTCCTTGGTAGGTGCTTGATTCTACCAAAAGTCTTATGTCATGTCCAGCAAGGACCATATCATTCAAATCTTTTTGAATAAGGTTTGTAGGCCAAATTACTACGGGGTCGCCTCTATCGATTGCACTTGAGATTCGATCACAGATTTGCTTGTTACGAGGTTCGTTATCAAAAACATAGACATGATTCCAATTATAATTGGAGATGTCAACATCAGCACCACACATCGCAACTCCGTTTTCGACAAATAGTGAATCGAAGGGACCTTCGACAATGTAGACAGTGGATTGGGGTTTGATTCTGTTGAGTCCATAGATCTTGGGGTGGTCTTCATCTAACATTATGGTAATGTATCTCATCTTATCATTGAAGTCTAACGACCTTCCCTGATACCCAAACCAGTTTCCATCAGTGTCAATGAAAGGAATGATAATACGGGGGTGATCCTTCTTGACATCTCTGAAAGTTGGTTTCTGTTGGTTTGTCCACTGACAAAAATTCTCAGCGTAGTATAATTCAGAAAAATATTTCTCTGGAATACCACGACCGAGAAGATAACCTTTCGCTGGGTGAGAGTTATTTAGTGAGGCAACAGATGGTAAATCTGTTTGGCTTTTTACAAATTTCGGTTTCTCAAACTTAAAGTCTGGATCTGCAACGTTTCTGCCTTTACCAGTCAGTCCTTGTTTGTAACGCTCTAGGACGTATTCGTCATGTAAGTCTGCTGCATGGTCTTTGAGGAAGTTACCAAAAGACCTCCCCACGCCACAGTTGTGACACTTGTAGACCAGTCCACTCTTCTTTGCAAAGAAGTATCCACGAGTCTTATTCCTGTGCTTCTCTGAGTCCCCACAGTAAGGACATCGAAAAGTGTACACGCCATTCCTAACCTGCTTAAACTTCTCTAGACGAGAAGAGACGAGGTTAGCATACATTACATCAATCAACCGATAGACCTAGTGACCTCAGTGCCTATCATACTTGATTGAAGTTGTGGTGTCAATGGTCTTAACATAGGTGAAACCACCTGTGCAACTGCCATAAGGGTTGCCAGGACAGCACCTGCACCAATGACAAACTTCTGATTAGAGTCTACTTTCTTTTGAATTCTATCGATTCTTTCATGAAGGATTTTATGATTCTTGTCTTCCTGACCCTTCATTTCTTCAATCATTTTAATGATCAACTGATCAGATCTAGTTGCTTCATCTAAACGACTCTCATGACGCTCAAGAATCACTGATACCTTATTACTATTATCAGAAATAGCAGTTACAGCACGCTCTAACTTGTCCAGCATCTCTTTGGACAAGTCCTCGTAGATGTCAAGTTTAGATTCTAGAACTGCAAGTTTACCAAGACCGAATGCCATCTTACTTATCTACGGTAGCTTTTGCCCCACCAACTCTAGCTTTCTGCTTAAGATTAGCAGTCTTTTTCTGGAGTTGAGTCTGTAATTCTTTGATCTTCATCTGGACTTTCTTCTTCTCGTTAGCAATCTGCTGCTGAGTCATCTGTGCTTGCATCTGCTTGTCTGCATTCTCTGCTACGTTACGCAAGGCTTTATCTTTCTTACCTTGGTAAAACTTAGCAGCCTGCATGGGCATGATACGCTCTACACTGATCTGTGCTCTCTGACGAGGGTTGAAAAGTAGACGAAGTTTCTGTGTTAATTCTGCTGGGGAGTTAGCAAAGAGAATGGTTTCACCAATCTCAGGCATGGATACTTTGTACTGGAATAATGGTCTTACCATCTGACCATCACGAGGGCAGTTTTCCTGAAGAGATTCCTTCTGGACTTTCTTTTTCTTCAGTTTCTTACGGAATTTCATGACAGGATCAAACCCAGCAGTAGGACCAGTTGCTGCGTCCCCGCCAGTAAATCCAGTTGTCATCATTTCTTCCTTCATAGTCCCTCTAATTCCTCTACAATCTCATCTTCTAATTGTAATTCGGGTAACATACCCAAAGGATATTTATTTAAAAAGACTAAAAAAGTCTTTAATATACACCAATACTCCCGCTCCAACTTAAAGAAGAGGAGGGGAGTCGCTGCTTCACCAAAAACATTATAAAGGATGATTAAATGATTGATAATAAGGTGAGTCCTTAGTTTGTCCTCACGCAAGTATCTCTTGAATAGTCTCTTGAGATACTTAAATCTTTTCATGTCTTCATCAAAATCCTCACGCGTACATGAGTGAGGATTTTC